GATGAACGAACAGAAAATGGCATTACACTCCATGCAACAATCTGTGTGGCCTGCTGCGGAGATGTGATTGATTGGAAAGAGTTCTTTGCGCAGAAGAAAACAACCCCTGAAAAATATCAGGTTCGACACTCTCTGAATGCACCTCTTCCATCTCAATATGTTGACTGGGCGACCAAACTCTATAGGCTTCAGTCTCTCTATTTTGAATTTGAGTAGGTAGTTTATACGAATCAATACCATTCATTCGTAAAAACGGTGATAACGGTCCCAGGCTAGATTTCTAGCCTGCCAGCGATTATAGATGAGGGTAAAACCCTCATCTATAAACGGTCCCAGGCGGTTTCGATCCGCCGACCTTGCGGTTAACAGCCACACGCTCTACCAATTGAGCTACGGGACCCCTGTAGTTGCCTACACTTAGACCGTAGGGAAAATGAATGGTGTTTAAACGCATAGAAAAAAAATTGAAGATCCAGGGACCTAAAGAAACAGGCATCCGCGAATAAATTTGAGCGAGTTTCGTATCCATATTCAGTAGCAAAATGTCAACACCACCTGTCAAAGTAGGTCTCAAACGGAAGGCAACTGCTGTCGCAACACTAGTTGTCGAAACACCTGTTGAAACACCTGTTGTAACTGCTACCGCAGTCACAAAGCCCAAGGCAAAGGCCAAAGCAAAGCCCAAGAATGAAGTTGTGGAGGTGCCCGCCTGTCCCATCTGCGCCGAGCCCTATACGACGGTGGTCCGCAAGGAAATTGAATGCGGTCAGTGTCACAAGAAGGCCTGTACAAAGTGTATCGAGACCTACATGTGTTCTTCCATTGAGGATCCTCATTGTATGCACTGTCGCACCACCTGGACGCGCGCCTTCCTGAACACCATCTGTTCCGCCACCTTCTTGAACAAGACCTATTTCACGCATCGCCAAACAGTTCTCGTGAATCGCGAAAAGAGCTTCCTGCCTACCTATCAGGTCGTTGCGGAACGAGAACTCAAGGCTCGTGACATGTCCAAGGAAGATGAGGCACTGATGAAGCAGTACAGGGTCATTGAGACGGAAATGAACAAGAAACTCCTCGTCATTCAGCAACAGCGCAATACCCTCTTCCGTCGCATTCGGAATGTCCGAGAGGGACGTGATGAGAATTCAGAGGGGCCGGCCAAAGCCGTGGCGTCTAAATTCATTCGGCGCTGTACTGTACCCGAGTGTAACGGATTCTTGTCAAGTGCCTGGAAGTGTGGTCTCTGTAATACATGGGCCTGCCCCGACTGCTTTGAAACAAAGGGTCTCGATCGGGATAGCCCTCATACCTGTACAGCCGATGCTCTCGCAACCGCAGCACTCATTCGCAAGGATACCAAACCCTGTCCTAGTTGCGGTGAAATGATTTCCAAGATCGATGGATGTGATCAGATGTGGTGTATCAGTTGTCACACCCCCTTCTCATGGACCACGGGGGTTGCCATTAAGACGGGAATTGTCCATAATCCCCACTACTTTCAGTGGCTGGCCAAGGGAGGTCAGACGGCGCCCCAGAATCCTGGCTTTATTCCATGCGGGGGGCTTCCCAACGCCTATCATGTACAGGGGTGTCTCCGACAAGCAACAAAGGAGGATCGCAAAGAGCTTCTGGAGATTCTGCGCATCTGTACGCATGTAATGGATGTCGAACGCCATCGCTATGAGCGCCATCTGGATCCTGTGAACAATGAGATGGTAGGAGTCAAGTATCTGCTCAAGGAACAGTCCGAAGAGGACTGGAAGAAACATCTGGGCCGTGCTGAGAGAGAACGACAGAAATCCAATGAGATCCGTGATATTCTGGATGCGTTTAATGGCGCCGCAATCGATCTCTTCCGTCGGATTGACATTGGAAAGACCTATACGAGAGAAGAGGCCACCGATCTTATTCTAAGTTTGCGCGTGGAGCTCGAAGAACTTCGTCGCTTCTCCTTCACCGCTATGAGCGAAGTTGGAAAACACTTCAACTGTTCGGTTCCCTGGATCAATGAACGGTGGGAGGTCGTTCATGGCACGGAGAGGACGAGACGCTTGAAGGCCGAGGCGGATAGGAAGCGCGCAGAGGAGCAGATCCGAGTGGCGGCGTTGCGTCTTCAGCCACCGCCCTTGGCTGCCACGCTGGCCCAGGTGGAAGCGGCGCGAGATCTTGTAAATCGCACATTGGCGGCTGCCACACATCCTCCTCCCTAAATTTCCCAGTCCTTAGCAGGGATGACCTATGATTTTATTATTATAGGAGCGGGCGCCGCAGGGCTCTATGCCGGCGTTGAACTCTTAAAACGGAAGCCCACGCCAAATGTGATTATTCTAGAACAATACGATTATGTAGGAGGGCGCGTTCTGACACATAGGGAGACCTATCGAGGCACAAAGATTCAGTGGGAGGACGGGGCCGGTCGCATCAGTGAAAAGAATACGCATGTTCGTAACCTTATTAAGCGCTACGATCTTCACACCTATCCCATCGGCAATGGATCTACTAATTGGTATTCGGAGCCCAACCCTTTTTTAAGTCTCATTCCGACCTATCTCCATCCTTTTCAGACTCTACCCAAGGCCCTCCTTCAACAATCGACTCTGGGAGAACTCCTAACACAGATCCATGGCCCCGAAAAGACCAAGGCCTTCACAATCCATTTTCCGTACTGGGCCGAGATGTACCTGCTCAGAGGCGACATAGCCCTCGACACGTTTTGTAATGAGTTCGGAGGCAAAGAGGAGTTTATGGTCATTGCCGAGGGATTCCAGGCAATCACAGACGGCCTGGCAAAAGAGTTCAAAAATAGGGGCGGTCTCATTCAACTCAAGACCCCTGTCCGTGATATTCAGGAATCCGCCACCGGTGTCAAAGTCCTTGTCAAGGAAGGAGAGATTGAAGGAGATCGTGTCATCTTGGCCCTTCCAAGCGAGGCTCTTCGCAAGCTCCCCTCTGTGGAACCCAAGATGCCCATTCTCAAGTATTTGTCAGGCGCCCCCTTTGTCCGTATCTACGCCGTGTTTCCTGTCCGCAAAGGCCATAGCTGGTTCTCCGATCTTCCATCCACCGTGGTAGCCAATCGACTCCGATACATTATTCCTATTAATTCTGAAAAAGGAATCATCATGATCTCCTATTCCGATGGGCCCAGCGCTCATCATTGGATGCGAGTACTTAAAGAAAAGGGCCTCGGCCAGGTCAAACGAGAGATCATGGGCCTCGTGCGCAAGACTTTCCCTGAACGAACTATTCCTGAGCCTCACATCTTCAAGATGTATCCGTGGTCCAATGGATGTACCTATTGGCTTCCCGGTTCCTATAATCCTGAACGACTCTGTGATACATCCTTACAGGTTACGAATCGCATCTATGCCTGCGGGGAGAGCTTAGCGGTAAGACAGGGCTGGGTCGATTCAGCCCTTGAATCTGCAAGCAATATGTTGGCCAAGATTAAGTAGACAATGATCGACCATCATGCCATTCTGGCCCTCTTCCATATCCTGTTCGTTGCTCCCCTGTTTTTTGTGATTGCCTTCTTTCGTTCCGATATGCCGATCTGGGCCTTCTGGTCCCTGTTTATTCTAGGCCTTTTTGTACTTTTGTATCATAGCTATAAGTTCTTTCTGCGCTTGTCCACCCATAGTTCGAGTGCGTGGATCAATGCGATCCATATTCTTGTCGTGGCTCCTCTCCTGATCTATATCGGCCTTGAAAAGGAGAAGACGGCCCGTGCCGCCTATGAAATCGCGATTATGGTCGGATTTGCCACATTAGGATACCACTTGTATTCACTTATTCACCAGCTCCATGTGATCTCAGACTAAAGATGCTTACATAAAGGAATGAAATGAATACACACTATAATGGAAAGTATTTTTACAGATATATATACAAAGGACAAGTGGAATATGGGACAGACCGAGAGTCGATCAGGTCTAGGAAGTTCCCTTGTATATACAGAACATATTCGTAAGAAGCTTCTTGAGTTTATAAATGAAAAATCCATCAAGACAATGGTGGATACATCCTGTGGAGATTGGAACTGGATGAAGCTTATTAAGGAGTCCTTGTGTACATATGTAGGAATTGATATTGTAAAAGACATTGTTGATATAAACAATCAGCGATTTTCTTCCAATACAATTACATTTGTACACAATGATTTTTTGTCCTACCTAAAGCAACAGCCAGATCAGTCGATTGATCTAATTCTATGTCGTCATACATTGGAACATTTGCCTACCGAGTATAATTTGAATTTTTTAAAGGAATGTAGACGCGTTTGTAAATATCTATTTGTAACAGGATACAATAACTCAAGTAGAGTAAACGCAGAATTACCAGAATCTATCTATAGACCTATTAATCTTACACTCTATCCCTATGTAAATGTACTCTCCCCCTTTTATATGTCAGAATTTTATGATGGACCTAGTAATAAATACCTATCTGAAATGTATATGTATATCTATCAATTTACTTCCTAATAAGATCAAAGATCTCTTTCCATTCAATTCCTCCTGAATAGGGGACCACACATAAATAGTGGATATTGGACTCTGGTAGAAAATGACAAATTTCATGTGTTATTCTCTTTTTTTCTATTAATTGATCTACAGCGTTTTTAAAATCAGCTAAATAGACCCTTGGAAAAAGAAATAGATTATCATCACAATTGCCACTTGGATGTTTATAACAGATATTTATTTTATTTGTTTGGAGACGTTTTATTACATTTGCTGTAAGAAGTAAATCAAATCGTATATTTATAAAAAAATCAAATTGCATAGTATTCTCCTTCTCATATTCATGGATCATCTCAATAGAAGCGCGATGCCAAAATTTCTGACGGTTCCATCCATCGAGCTTGGGTATCTTTGATTGATCAAGTACAAGTGTTTTTGCGGGTTTATAATCGGCCAAAAGATCACTCATATGGGGACTCTCATAGGTTAATAGAAATATAGATAATTCTCCGCCCATCTCTCTTAGTGGATTTAATAACATTTGTGTATAATTAATGAATGAGTTTTTGTACAATGGATGATCATGTTTTCCTCGAATGACTACACAATATTTCATATAGTACTACACTTCTAGTAGATCTTTATATTAGCTTCTAAAATCTTAGGCGATAGGGGCTTAAATTTATAGTAAGTACTATTCTTAGCAAAATGAATGATTGTACATATCTAGTGTATACACATTCTGATTATGACGATGTTCTTGAAGTTGCTTTAAAGCGACTTCAAAAATATTTTCCATCTACGACAATTGCTATTGCAACAAATAATGCCCGGCTCATTGAGCAAAAGTATAAGGCCCTCTATAAAATTACAGATATCTATCAGTATACGGATTCATTACCCTATGCCTCAAAAGTGGCCTCTGTTCTAGAACAGATTAAAACATCCTATATATTATTTAATCATGATATCAATATCCTATTTGATCATGTGGATGTAGCAATCTTAAATGGAATCCTTGATGCTATGCAAAAGGAACACATAGACACAGTTCGTCTATGCTCTGCAGGGATTCGGCACAGAAACCTATCCGATGAATATCTTCTAAAAAGAAATACGGGCCCCTATTTTTTAAGTGTCATCTCGGCACTATGGAACACTAACTCCTTCTTACGCCTTTTACAGACCTTTTCAGATCGAGTCTATATGACAATTGAACGTGGTGAACCACAAGTCTATGCTGCACAGCTCGAAAATTACTATATTAGTAGTTCAAAAGATAGAGGTCCCTATTGGTCTTTTCATTATCCCTTTGTTCATGTTATTACTCATGGTAAATGGATTTTGAATGAATATCAACCCCTTGTACAGGACTTAGTAAAGGAGTATGGGATAGATGTTTCAAAACGTGGTACAATTTAAAGATTATAATGTACTATACACCTATATGGATATTCCTCAGTTTGAAGGTGGATGGTCCTATACACAGAAAGAGATGAACGAATTATTTAAGCATATTGTCTATACACCAACCTATGCAATCCTAGAATTTGGTTCAGGGGCCTCTACCTTTACACTCTACGACCATTTTAAAAAGCATGTAGAGACTCTCCTATTTGATTCATATGAATCAAACGTCAGGTATTATATTACACATAATGGTATTAATATGATTCTCTACGATGAAAATAATATAGCCAACACACCTATTCGTGATATACAATATGATTTAATCCTTGTGGATGGACCCAATAGTGATAAGCGCTCCCAGTGGTATTCAAAGATTCGATCCAATGTGAAGCCAGGAACAATTCTATTGGTGGATGATTTTAATCATTTTCCCTGTTTTAGTGAGGAGCTGGATCGCAATTTTAACTATGAACTTCTAAGTTATTCGAATGAGCCTCCTGGTGCTTGGTGTGAACATTCATGGAAAATTGTTCGGATTATAAACGCAAAAGCGATTTAATCAGCAACGCAGTCTCTCCTTGTCCATACATAATACACGGTTCTACAGAAGGGTTTGTATAGACTTCTCGGAATCCCTCCCCTAAAGAGTTCTTCCATAGAACCACATATCGTTCTAAGAGTTCTGTTCGTTCGGTCGCCTCACGTAGAACGAGAAGGCGTTTTCCCAGGGCGGCCGCCTCCTCCTGAATCCCACCACTATCCGTGATAATACAGCGACAAGATGCGATCAGTCGAATACAGTCCGCATAGGGCTGTGGATCCAGTAGGCGAACACTGGGCATAGCCGTCTCCACCTGGCGTTGGAGATCAGGATTAGGATGTTTCAGGAACACAAACTGGGTCTCCTTGTATGCCTGGGCCAACCCCTCAATCTGTACAAATAGATCCTGCAAGGACGCCCAATTCTCACGTCGATGGAGTGTTACGAGAACTAGCTTGGATTCACTGGAGGGCACCACTACAATCTGCTTCTCACGTACAGTCTGAAAGAGGGCATCCATGACAGTATTCCCGACATTATGAATCACACCCTCCACCTGTTCGTCTAGAAGGTGCTGTACAGAATCAGGCCCAGGGCATAAGTGGATATCTGCGAGTCGACTAATCATGGATCGATAGGACTCTTCAGGCCATGGATGCTGTTTATTATAAGTACGAAGACCGGCCTCCAAATGAATAACAGTCCGCTTATGATGAAAGGCACTCAAAGCGGATCCAAAGGCGGATCCTGTATCCCCTTGAACAAGAACATGGCTGTAGTCTGACCAGGGGATATCCGCAATTAAAATGGAGCTGACGATGGTGTTCAGACGATTCGGACCTTGTCCAATGAAGATTCGAATACGGACCTCCTCTTCTATGACAAGATCCTTGTGCTGTTCTATGAAGCAGATATCATAGTAAGCATTGTCGAGTACTTGAAAGAGGGGTTTCAGTTTAATGTATTCAGGGCGAGTGCCAAAGCAAATAAGAAGCTTCATCCTTCTCTGGATTCAAATAGATTGTTTAAATTCTTACGGATAGTAAATGAAATGCATTATAATGGAGGGGCCTCTATATAAGCAAAATAATCTACAGCTGAATAATTGTAAATGACTTTTTATATCCCTCTATTTGTTGAATAAGTTCTTTTTGATAGGGTCCTGCCAAGATATAGATCGTTATACCATCATGTTTCAATAACTCATCCATGCCAAATACCCTATAGGGTGTACCATAGACTCGTTTTCCCTGTTTTAGTAGATCATTATCTAAGAATCCAAGGATACTTGATGGTTTATTAAAATAGATAATACATTGACCAAGAGCTCCTGCTGGAATTAAAAAGGAGTTTGGTTGAATCAAAACATTCTGAAGATGGGCTGTATCTTTTTGAATTCTAGCCTGCAGTTGATCCATTATAGAACTTCGATTGGGAACCTCTGATCGAGTAATTGCCCCCCTCTTAAAATGAAAAAAGAGGGAATGTTGTCGAAACTCATAATAATCAGCAAGTATATAGCCATTTTGCGCAAACAGCCATTCTATAAGAGGCTTATCGATATAGAATGTATGTTCATTACTAATCACATTTAGACTTGCGATCTCAAGTAAGGCAGGCATATTTGGAATTGAAATATAGACAGACTCTACGCCCGACGTACACACATTTTCAACAAAGAGACGTGGCTGATAAAAATGTTCAAATACATGAGATAGAAGAAGTGTAGAGCCACTCTCAAATGGATATGTCTCACCATTTCCTTGAATATACTTAATATCCTCGTGTCTCTCCGTGACCTCTGATAAATCCAAACATGTATAGGGGGCTGTAAACCCCTTTTTCTTCATTAATGTATATAAAAGTCCTTGACCGCCAATTTCTAGAATAGCCCCTTGATGTGATCTAAGTACAAACTCCGCAAACTCTTGATGATGAGCCATCCAAGTAGGTGTATTCATTGTATTATTATGGGCTGAACTATACAATACGGATGGATCAACAAGAGTTCCTAGTTGAATTGACGCACAGCATGAACATCTATAAAATGTCTGTGTATGAAATTGATCCTCTGCTTCAGAATGTGTAGGAGGCACCTGCGTAACAGGAAAGTCTTTTTGTGTAAAACAGAAGAGGAGAGGATGTGAACAGAGAACACATACCTCACGATTCATTTAATTACAATTAGAAACTAAATCTTTATACCAGCCTGAACTGCATCTTTGTGGAATTTTTGAACCCGTTCCAGTGTAAGATCTTCGAGTGTCTTGGAAACAAGCAGTTTTTCAATCACAGCATCGGGAATTGTAATAATATGACAGCCTGCCTGTTCAGCCCGCTGAATCGAATAGGGTTCACGAGCCCCTGCAAATAGGATTTTCATCAAAGGCTTGTTTCGAAAGAGAGTCACGGCATAGTGAAGAAAAGGAGTAGGATCTACACCAATATCAGAAATGGGTCCCGCAAATACAGAGATAATGGCTGGCTTTACAGAACTCTTTAGACACTCATAGGCGGTTTCAATCTGATCCATCGTATGGAGAGCTGTCACATTGATTGGGAGGTTCTTTGAAACAGCATATTCAAGTAATGGGCGATTGGACCGGCCTTCCGTGGTAAGAATAGGGATCTTAATAAAGATAGAAGGATCAATCGTAGCAATCGCATCTATTTGGGCCTTTGCCTTCTCCTCATCATCCTCCCATATTTGAAAAGAGAAGGGGCGCCCCTTTAGAAATTCCCTATTCTTTTCATAAAAGGCAGTATAGTGCTTGTCAGAATCTGTGGCAAAGATTGTACAATTTGTTGTAAATCCCTTTACAAAAGGAAGATGCGCATATTTGGAGAGATGGAGACCATCGTAGTAGATATCAATAGGGGGCATATACCTCCTATCTGTATTTAAAATTCTCATTTTTTCCCCAAGGACCCACCCGGATGAAATAAGAGAAATTCCTCCTTTGTAATTCCTCGTTTCTCGGCCAGCTGAATTCCAATCAAATCCAAGACAATCATAAAGAGCACCGAAGAGACGGAGGGGGCACGATTCAAGCGATCTGCTTCACGAATTGTATCAGGACCCAGGGCAAAGACTCGATCTACACAGGATGCAATGGCTCCTTCTATATTATTTGTGATCGCATACTGAATAATTCCAAGTCGATCACGAATATACCGGGCAATTGGCAAGATCTCTTCTGTGTTACCTGAATTACTGATATATACAATCCGATCTTGTGGTCGAAGGATTCCCAAGTTTCCATGAAAGAGATCCTGGAGATGAAGAATCTGTGCCTGAATTCCAAGACTCTGCCAGGTTGCCACTGATTTTTGACAGATAAGCCCGGATTTCCCAATTCCTGTTAGATAGACAGTTCCTGAACAGTCGACAAGGGATACCATCTCTGAAACAATCCTGTCCATGCTTTCACGAAAAGCCCCTATCTGTTGTGTATAGATATCCAAGGAACTCATTACAAATGTCTAAAGAGAGCTAACTTTTTAAGACTGTTATAAATGGGCGCGATGACATCTGACTTTGAAAAGTAGTAGAATGTTTTCAGAATACAACAGGCCGTAATGGATTCAAAGACAGGATCTTCGATTGAAATAGGGAGAAGCTCTTGGAGCCAAGCCCTACAGGTCGCTTCATAGTCACTTGGATAGTGTTCTCCATGTAGATAGTAATCAAACCCTAGAACACTCTGATAGAGTTTAGCATAGTCCGTAAGCCGATCCCCTTTCAAAGATAGAATAGATCCCAGTTTTCCTTTCATATCTAATAGTTTAACGCTATTTGTCCCATAGCTATAGATCATATTGTCAAACCAAGGGTCTCCATGAACAATGGGCGTAATACTATAACTCGGATCATAGACATACTGTTTAATGTGTCCACTCAGAATATCTACCATTGTCATAATATTGTCTAATTTGTAGTGCTTATGAGAAATAACGCGCTCTTTTAATTTTCCAATATAGTTTTCAATAAGATCATCCTTCGAAATTTGTCCATCTCCTAAAATTGCCTCAGCTGAATGAAGAGTTTGAATCGTGTCTATTACCGATGTAAGAATCTGTTTCGTCAGTAATCCGTTTCGAAATAATTGACTGACAGGAGTTCCCTCTACAAATTCCATTTCAAAGGAACTGGAGAGGGAGCCACTATTCTTTGAATGGAACACAGGAAGAAGAGAGGCGACGGGTGTTTGCTTCGTCATTTCATAGAAATAGATTTCCCCCTCTAGGGAGGTCCGAGGTCCTTCCTTAATTAAAATGGATCCATTCTTGTACAGGCGATTTTCATTATTAGAACATCCCTTGTCCATGCACAGCAGTTTTGTGTCAGGTGTATAATTGAATAGGAAGGATGAAAAGGTGGGATTGGTATAGGGATTCCAGGCCTTGTCATCCACGTAGAGATCGGCCCATGGTTTTCCAAAATAGATTTCATCGTAGGGGATTTTGTACTCCTCTAGCATGGTCAGAACGGAGAGTATACTTCCCTTTCCCACAAGCCCTAGATTAGATTTTTTGGACTTCATTCCCCTCGCAGTATGAAGTACGATTGTATTTCCTTCTGCATGAAGTGTTCGAAGAAGTTCTACCATGTGCGGAATTGGAACAATGCCTTCCGTTGTCCCTATCGCATTTGAAAAACTTACAAGGGTATTGTCAATATCAAAACAGATTCGCATAGGATATTTAGGGACCTTATGAATATTTTCATAAATATCAGCAGGCGTGCCAAGAGCGATTGTAGATTCGCAGGGAACACTCCATACATCAAGCCCTTGTTCAATCGCAGAGGCATAGAGATCCCCTATAAAAAACTCCTTACATGAAGAACGTGTTGTAATAAGTGTTGTGGCAAGTGATTTAAATATAGTAACAGAAGGGAAATAATACAATCCTGTGGCATATGTATTCGAAATGCCCTGTTTTTCTTTAATATGGAGAATCTTCTTCCCTGAAGCATCTAATTCTAGAAAAGCATAGGGCTTCTCACGATTTTGCGTTCTATAGGTTCCAATACAGAGTTGATCTGATATAAAGTCTGTAAGGGCAAATGTATTGATTGTATCATTATCAATAAATAGGACAGGACTACTATTCGTGAGATTCTGTTTATGGAGACCAATTAAGGCTGTTTCAACAGGACCTCGTGTATTTGCCGGTATACGCTGAAAGATTATTTTGCAATGCGAGTCCATACAGGAGTGTTTTACAACCTTTTCAAACTGAACCTTCTCAAGGGTCTCTGAATAAAAGAGATGGATCAATGTTATTTCAGGGGGCAGGCTTTTTAAGACATAATACAAAAGGGGGCGACCTAGAATTGTACAGAGGGGTTTTGGCAGGTCCATTCCTTCTAAGCGTGTTCCCTTGCCACCGCATAAAAGCACAATCTGAATATCGGTGATTGGCATTTTGGTAGTAGTAAGTATATAAAATACACAATTGTAACACAGTAAACCTAAAGTACAAACTTGATCTAATTATAGTAACTATACATGGACGAAATTACTGCCATTGTAAATGTATTTAAGCGTCCTCATACCTTGGCACAACAGATCCAGGCGATTTTGAATCAAACGATTCCACCCAAGTGTATTTTTATTTGGAATAATGGCAATCCGGTGGACTTGGGACATTTTAAATCCAATCCTGTGATTCGTATCTTTAATTCGAGCCATAATTTTGGCGTCTGGAGTCGGTTTTTGATCGGATTTCTAGCGCCTACCAAGTATATCTGTATCTTTGATGATGATACCATTCCTGGAAATCGATGGTTTGAGAATTGCGTGAATACGATGAATCAGAAGGAGGCCCTTCTAGGAACGATTGGTGTTCTCTTTGAAGCTGATACACACTATTCGCATTTGAAGCGGTATGGCTGGGACGGAAATAGAGAAGAGAGTATGCCGGCCGATATTGTAGGACACTCCTGGTTCTTCAAGAAGGACTGGCTGAGCTACTTTACAAGGGAGCCTCCCCAGGTTCATGAGCGCCTCACATCAGGCGAGGATATTCACTTTGCCTATACACTCCAGAAATATGCGAATATTCCTGTCTATGTACCCCCCCATCCACCGAATGATCGTTCACTGTGGGGTTCACAGCCTGAAACCGCATGGGGCTATGGCACGGATGGAAATTCAGAGACAGTTCGATTCACCCCGTTAAGTGTAACCTATTGTGAATATATTCAGCGAGGATTTCGTGTACTTGTTCAGCGTCATACGAAGACAATGAAGGACGATTTTGACTTTTTCTGTAAGCAGATTCTGGCGAAGACTCCCTTTGCTCTCCTCCGTCCGTCCGATGGAGAGTTTCGAGTTCTCCAAAATCAGACGTTGACCAATTGCGACAACTGGACCTTTACAGCGGGAGGCAGACTCCAGCGGGACCTAACTGAAGCGATTCAGTTGGCACAGAAGACGAATGCCCATATTGGAATTCCCTGCGACTGCTGTCATCTAGGAATGTGTCAGTGGTATATTCATCAGTATCATCTCCATCCCAATTATACTACATTTGCCAATGTATTAGTAAACGGAAATTGGAGTAACTGGGTCAAGTTGTTAGAAGATCAACAAGTCCAGTTCACATATATTGGGTCAGGAACTCAATCCACTAAGTTTGCGGTTAAAAAATCAATCATCCTGGATCCCCTTCTTGTCAATGACTGGGATACAAAGGCGGATGAAACACTTCGACACATCACGGAGGAGATTGGATCCGCCAAGGGGGACCTCTTTCTCTTCTGTTGCGGACCCATTGCGAAGATCCTGATTGCCCAGCTATGGGCCAAGAATCCACAGAACATCTACATTGATGCGGGATCCTCACTGGACCTCTTTTTCAAGGGATCCACCAATCGATTCTATGTGGATCCGACGCATGAACTCTCCAAAAAACAGTGCCAGTTTACGAAGAACAGTATCCAGCTATAAGTTCCTTTGAACAAAGCTCAGCTTAGTTCCTTTGAACAAAGCTCAGCTTAGTTCGGCCATTAAACCATGTCTCGCATCCTCAATAGGCAAACTAATACAGCCAATACTGTGATAGTAGAAGGAGCCCAGACTTGTAAAGGTGTTATGGCACGTTTTACAACGGATCGCATCCCCTGTCCGTTCTAGAAGGGCATTCGCCTCTTTAGAGGCATGAACACGCATAAAGTGGGTCCTACAATTCCCCCGATTCGAACTACTGAACTCACAGGTCAGATGAGGGCATTCAAACTGATCAGCCCCTCGCAGTTCAGGATGATCTGCCTTTCCCGAAAAGTTCATTAAGTGCTTCTCCAATGTCTGCTTCTCAATAAAGACCTTGTCGCAGTACTTACACTTGTTCTGACGTTTTTCATCATGCTTGTTCAAGTGCATACACAAAGTGCTCGATTTAGCAGTTGTATAGTCGCATTCAGAACACTGATAGAGACCCGCCTCATTCTTCGTATATTTACGCTTGCCAGGCATTTAAATATGGATTGAGCTGTCTCTACGGTTACTAAGTGAATGAGCCTTAAGTACTTCAATTTTTTTTAGGTGCCATCTATTTTCGCTCCTACTTATAGAAATGTCCGACAAAATCAAGACGACAGGTTCCAAGGCAGAGGTGTTTCATGGCACGGCAAAGCACACAAGCGGTGGCTTGAAGAAGGGAGATCTGATGAAGCACAAGGGGCGCATTGTGAGTCGCAGGAAGCATGCGGCAGGAAAGAAGGCCATTCAGCGCCTCTTCAAGCTGGGCTACAAGCCCACAAAGGGGACCTTCAAGGTGATGCGGAAGGGTTCTAGGTCCACCCGGCGCCGTGTTCGCGGTGGCGCGGACAAGGCGTACAGTGGATCAGGCAATGTGACCAACACACTCGGTAACATTCTTGGCAAGTAAACTAGGCACTAAACTGCGTTGAGAGCCATTGAAAGAGCTCCGACAACTGTTTTTTCGACATCTCCTCTCCGACAGTTGTATCCGGGTCATACCAGTACAGAGCTCCGTCCGGTCCCTCCTCCACCTTTGTCCACGCAAGCCCAGCCTTGGCTATGCGGAGTTCCTGGAGTATTTCACGAAGATCCTTCATCGTATAGGTCTTCTTATATACTCCGATTACTGCTTTCAGAACCGTATCCGTATAGGTGGTTGTAATATCATCTATAGGGGCAAAAAAAATCGTATCATAGGGCTGAATGGATCGTAGGGGGGCTGTCACTAGGTGGACAAAGGTGATGCTTTTTGTTAGCTTGGCCCAGACGGCATCCGGTACTGGAATGTCTTCTGCAACCACCAGTACATCCTTGGGTGCATGAAGGATATACGTGAGGGCCAAGGACCAGTCAGCGCCTTCACGCATCTGGAAGGTCGCATCATAATGAAACTGCAAGATCTTATTAAACGAAAAGGGTGAGTTGGTTAACAGAACCTTGCGTTTAAAAGGGGCTCTCAAGGCCTGGATATTGTCCATCAGAGGCGGGAGCTTGCCCTTTGTAAAGGGACCTTGGCACAGGATCTTTGTACCGTGAAGATTCGTTTGAAAGGCATCGATATGGACCGTCTCTGACATTCTCTGATTACACCATACCACGTTCATTTTAGGCCCGTTGAGTAGCAATGATTCCCTCTATTCGTCAAATGTTTTTTGCTATGCTTCTTCTTTTGGCGGTCGACGCGGTCTGGCTGTTGACAGCCGGTCAATATGCCCTAGGAATGACTGAACGCATTCAAGGGAGCCCTGTGACTATGCGTCTTGGCCCTGCCGTTGTGGTCTATGTGGCTCTGGCCTATCTCATCTACCAAGTCTCCTCCGTACAAGACGCCGCCCTATTGGGTAGCGCAACCTATGCGGTCTATGATTTCACCAGCATGACAGTTCTGAAAAAATATGAACTAGGAATGGCGGCGGCCGACACCCTATGGGGAGGCGCCCTTTTTGCTATTGTCTTCACTCTGCTGAAGAAGCTGGGACTCTAGCCAGTGCTCAATGACCATTCCATCATCCTCTTCATCAAGAACTTGGCGCCAGGCTTGCCGACGGGCCCACAGATTGGTACCCCACTTCTCATTCCCATAGACCATCCAGTCTTTTGCTGCTTCATAGCTGGTCCAGGATCCATGGCTTTGAATACTTGTTGCTACACACTTCCAAGCCACACGATAGAGGCTTGACATCTTACCTCTGTCTACGCCCTCCTCCCTTTTTCAAATTTTTATTGCCTCCTTTTTGCTTCTTTCGTGTTTTCGGACACGAACACTTCTTGTAGACGGTTCCTTCCTGTCTATATTCGGAACCGTGATCAGTCTCCAAGTTATAATACTTAGCTTTCCGTCGATGGGTCTTTTTCACAAGTTTACGACAATAGTTATACGGTCCATCGCCACCGCTCTCCACGTATTTAAAACAGGAACCCACTTTCAAATCATCAATCAACACAGGCTCTCGAGGGGTTGGATGTATCTGTCCCATCTATTACTTCTTCTGAAATTTCTTCTTCTTCGATTCCAAGCCTGCCTTGTACAACACAGCCGCATCGGCATCCGTGAGCCCCTCCACTTGTATATCCTTTGGCAGAGACGCAAAGAGTCTGTTCTTAAGGGTTGTTTTATAGATATAGGGACCATAGGCCCCCGTTCGAATCTCATACTCCTTGAAGGTCTTCAGAACATTCGAGGGCATCTCCTTCTTCAATTCCAGCTTCTCCACAATGATTTCCAAGGTGTCCAACGGCCCCACGGACAAGGTGATCCCTCCTACCTTCACATAGGGCCCGAACTTCCCTGTCCGTCGAACCACGGATTCTCCATTCCATAGGCCCAAGACCTCCCCTCCAACCTCCTCCTTGGCCTTGGCCAGAAAGGCGTTCGCCATTTCCTCCGTCATGGAATCAAAGAGAACGCCTACTGGCCAGCCATGAAAGACAGTGGCCTCCTTGGTAGCCCCTTCTGTCAGTAACAGGGGGCCCTTCTTAGACATGACCGCTTTCAATCCATTGGTAAATGTCTTGAGCTTTGGATTCAGACCCTCTTTGGACGGCGCCTTGATCATGGACGTATAGGTGTCCTTGTACGTGGCCCATGTATCGCGGAGCACTTGCTTCCAGGGCTCCTGTCCCTTCTCAATGAGGTCCAGACGATGCTCCATTTGACTAGTGAATTTGTAGTTAAACAGGTGCGCAAAGTGCTTCTCCAAGAACGCTAGGCATTGGAGTCCTAGGGATGTCGGTACTAGCTTCTGCTTCTCGGCCCCCACAACCTTTTTGGACAGCTTGACAACGAGAGGCTTTGCGGGATCGATCAAGGTATAGGTCTTCAGATCCACGGCCTGCCCTGGCAGATTCTTCAATTCCGCATAGCCACGGTCCTGGACGGCAGTCAAGAGCGACGAAAAGGTGCTGGGGCGACCGATGCCGTGACTCTCGAGGGCCCTGATAAGGGTTGCCTCCGTATAACGGGGTTCCGCCTTGGTTTCGTGAGGAGACGCTGACAGCTGGGACCACTGGACCTTGGTGCCAGGGACAAAGGCTTGGGCCAAAGTCCATGATCCCGAATCCTCCGTCTCGTCAGGCTCGTCGAGCTCGGCAATGCGCCCCACAATCTGATAGCCAGGAAAGGTCGTGCGCTTCCATGTATTGGCCCAGGGCAGACGCTCCTCCTCTGCCTCTCCGTCACAGTGAAAGACGACCTTGGCCGACTCCCCGACCGCCTTGGCCATCACGGACTGGAGAGCCCGTTGCCGAATGAGCCCATAGAGCTTGGGTCCAAGCCCTTCGGCCTCAATGGCCTCGACCTCCAGATGCGTGGGCCGAATGGCCTCGTGGGCCTCTTGAGCAACAGCTTCTGTCTGTTTCCCCTTCTTCGCAGGAACTTCCTTCGTTTCCGGCCCCAAATACGCAGATCCCCATTTGCTTTCGACCACAGCCCTCGCCTCCTTCACCGCCTCCTCCGATAACACAGCCTTGTCCGTACGCATATAGGTGATGTGGCCGGCCTCGTACAACTTCTGTGCCACTTGCATCGTTGTCTTGGGACTTAAAGAGAAGAGCGCCGAGGCCTGTTGCTGTAGGGTCGAGGTGATGAGAGGCTCAGGGGGCGCCGAGGACCAGGGACGGACCACATGACTGATGACCACCCCTGTTCGTCCCCCTCTGCGAATATCCAGGTAGTTTGTGGCCGATTCTTCGTCTTCCAGCTCGTCTTCCAGTGTAAACTCGCACTTGTTCCAGGTCCCACGGATCTTCCAACTGCTCGAGGACTTAAAGGATTGGACAACCCGTTCCTTCTCGACGAGGAGCTTGAGCGCAGGGGTTTGACAGCGACCGGCCGACAGACCCCGTGCCACCTGATTCCAGAGAAGGGGGCTCAGTGTAAAGCCGATGAGCATGTCGAGCATGGCTCTCGCCTGTTGGGCCCAGACACGATCCAGGGCCAGCGTCCTAGGAGTCGCCACGGCCTTCAGAATAGCATCCTTGGTGATTTCATGAAAGACAATACGGGGCGTTGTTGTTAGATTGAGTTTGAGAAGGAGAGCCACCGAATAGGCAATGGCCTCTCCCTCTCGGTCATCGTCGGCGGCCAAGTAGACCGTTGTCTTTCCCTTCGCCGCCTCTTTCAACTCCTTCTGGACCTTGGCCTTCTCTTTCAGGAACTCGAAGCGAGGTTCAAAATCTGTTGTTAAACCAATAGCGTCCAACGATTCTTCCAGAGATCGAATATGACCCATGGAGGCCACGACTTCGTACTCGGAACCCAAGAACCCCTGTATTTTTGCACACTTTGCAGGACTTTCGACAATCACAAGTTTCATTTGTTGCCTCTGAAGAAGGGAAATTCATAAATCAAATTTAATGATAGTAGATAGGGATGTCTAACGCAAATAGTAAGAAATTGCTATTACGATATTTTATACGGGATACATTTGGATCAAATCCTGCCATAAAAGACATGTGTAATTCAAAAGCCCGTGTTTGTCGTGGTGGATCTCGTGAACTCTACAAATTTATATACACCTATCCTCGCATAAAAGAGGAATGGATGAATACAGATAATTTACAGATTGTATCAGGACTAGGGCATACCTTCTTACGATACAATAATGGAGAAAAATTTATATATATTGACCCAACGATTGGTCAATTTATCCCTTCCTTTGAAGGGATTTTTGTAGGCGATGAAAAAGATTTAAGAGAACTTGCCGCATCAGGAGGCGGACTTGATCTGGCCGACTATTTGGGGCCTGCCTATGAAGGTAAAAAATATCCTCTCCCTCCCCTTAGAATTGAAACAGAATTAATGAAAGAAATACAGACTTCAGTTCGAGGGGGAGGGCGCCGTCGCTCTGTTAAAAAACGTCGGCGCACCAAAAGGGTACGCCGAACCTAAACTACATCCCTCACCAACAGTAGGGAATGAACTATCAGACATCCATACCGCAATCGTCGTTACAAGGGTCTCTCTTTGAGCTCGTTGCAAGGGGACGAAAAGATGATTATTTTGCGGTGGACCGAGACTCTTCGGAACACGTCTTCTCGTCGGTCTATGAATCCACCACGCCATTCTTACAAGAACGGAGGACCACGGTACCCCTCAATGCTCCCCAGTTTGGCAACACCTTTGAAATAGAAATCGATAAATACGGCGACATTCTAACAGAGTGTAATCTACTCATTGATTTGCCCTCGTGGCTCCCTCCGATGCCAATGGCCTTCGGGGGCACCACGTTGCCCCCTGTAGAGGCCAACTCAGCCTACTGGATCAAGGACCTCTCGGGACATAGTTACGGCTACACAGACTTCATTGGCATGTTTCTCTTTGAGAAGATCCAGTTCTACCAGGACCAGGCTCTGCTTCAAGAATGGTCAGGCGATCTCCTCTTTAGCGTCACCGCAACCGAGGGATCCTGGAACGGAGCCTACTTAGCCAATCAGCAACTGGGAGGGGTTCACGTGAATAATGATCCGATTCGATCCATTGCGTACAGGGCCACTCCTGGCACCTTGCGTCTCTCTTTGCCTTTACCCGGCCTCCAGACACCAGGAGACGGCGGATTTCCCCTCTGTTGTCTACCGGTTCAGAACTACCGCTTTCGAATCAAGCTCCGCCGACTGGAGGATCTCGTGGTCTCGGATTCGCTCGCCTACAAGCCCAATCCGTTCAACACCACCTTTCGCTACACCTTTCCGACAGGTGAAACGCAAGTCGTTCAGCCCGTGTCCAGAGAGTCCCTGGGACAACCCACCATCGTTCTGGAAACCCGACAGGCCTACATTGATCCCGACGTGCGCGCCTCCCTTCAGAAGCAGAAACAATCCATCCCTTTCCGTCGCCCCTTTGAGAATATATTTACCTTTGGTCCCGCAGATTTTACAGCGCTCGATGTGAGCAGTATTGCGGCGTCTACAAGGCGACTGGATGCCCGCCATCCGGTCGAACGCCTGATAACTCTCTTTCGCACGGCCAATGCCTTGGATCGGAATGACTATGCAGATTGCGTAAATCCATCGTCATTCGATGGGCAGTTCTACAATCAAATGAAACTTATTATTGCCGGCCGAGACCGAGAGTTCCTCTTTCCGTCCCTTGTGTGGCAAGATATTCAGTCGTATGCCAAAGATGAAATCGACTCGGGATTTATATTAAGTGAAATGCGAT